GCCCTCAACCATTAAAAGAGTGTTTAATAAAAATAGAAGGTATATTAGAATCTAAACAAGATGGTACAAACTTAACTTCATTAGAAGTACACGATATTGTTTGCCATATAGCTGATGCTGTGTTAGCGGGTGGTATTAGAAGAGCAGCTTTAATAAGTTTATTTACGGCTACTGATGAAGAAATGATTGCTTGTAAATCAGGTAATTGGTGGGAAACAAACCCACAACGTGGTAGAGCTAATAACTCTGCTGTATTAATGAGACATAAAATAACAAAGGAATTTTTCTTAGATTTGTGGAAACGTATTGAATTATCCGGAGCTGGGGAGCCAGGTATATATTTTAACAACGATAAAGATTGGGGAACTAATCCATGTTGTGAGATAGCATTGCGCCCTTATCAGTTCTGTAACTTGTGTGAAGTTAATGTAAGTGATATCACAAGCCAAGAAGATCTTAACTTACGAGTTAAAGCTGCATCTTTTATTGGCACGCTTCAAGCAGGTTATACGGAATTCCACTATCTAAGAGAAATATGGCAAGAAACAACAGAGAAAGACGCACTTATAGGTGTGTCAATGACAGGAATCGGGAGTGCCGCTGTGCTCCAAATGGATATGAAGGAAGCTGCAAATATAGTAAAAGCAGAAAACAAAAGAATATCAAGATTAATAGGTATAAATCAAGCGGCAAGAACAACTTGTATTAAACCTGCTGGTACTACATCTTTAGTATTAGGTACTAGTTCTGGTATACACGCTTGGCATAATGATTATTATATACGTAGATTACGTGTAGGTAAAAACGAATCAATATACCGTTATTTATTAGCTAACCATCCAGAGTTAGTAAAAGATGAATATTTTAGACCGCACGATACTGCTGTTATCGAAATACCACAAGCTGCACCAAAAGGTTCAATATTAAGAACTGAGTCTGCTTTTGACTTACTTACAAGAGTTAAAAAAGTTGCTGATAATTGGGTTAAAACTGGTCACAAGACTGGTAGCAATACTCACAACGTATCCGCAACTATTAGTTTAAAAGAAGATGATTGGAAAAAAGCTGGTCAATGGATGTGGGATAATAGAAATTATTATAACGGTCTTTCAGTATTACCTTATGATGGTGGTACATATACTCAAGCACCTTTTGAAGACATAACTAAAAAGGAGTTTGATAAATTAGTTAAACACTTGCATGACATAAACTTAGAGCATGTGAAAGAAGAAACTGATGAAACAGATCTATCAGGTGAGTTGGCTTGTGCCGGTGGATCTTGCGAAATAACAAGCCTATAACTAAAACAAGTATTATGATAAAATCAATAACGAGTTTAGCTTTTTGCATGTTGTTCATGTTAGGAGTTAGCGCTCAGAAGCAAGGTGATTGGTACATTGGTACCGGTGATATTGCTAACAAAGCTTGGACTGAATGGTCTGTAGCGCCAACTGTAGGTTACGGGGTAACCGACAAATTAATGGTTGGATTAAATGTTTCACAAGCAGATTCATCTGCAGATATGGAACTAGATATTCATGCTAGATATTTCTTAAATGGATATTTTGTTTATGCACAAACAGTAGGTTTAGATACTGATAATCTAAAACTAGGATTTGGTAAAATGTTTACATTTCACAAAGGTGTATTTGTTGATCCAAAAGTTGTGTATGACACAAACAATAAAACTACAAATTTAATGTTGGGCTTAGGCCTCAAGTTTTAACAGAGTATTAACTAACACAAATAATTATGGAAAAAGTAATGAGTTATTTTACAGGATTTTTTAATGGAATAGTTGCTATTATGATAGCTATTATACCTACAACTATCCTATGGCAATTATTAACAGGAAGTAAAGTTTTTGAAATGGATATTATAGGAAACTTTGCAAACATGGTGAACACTATCGGTGATGCTGGGTTTGTAGGTTTTTTAACTTTAGTATTCGTGATGTACTTCTTTGTTAAAAAATAGTAATTAACAATTAAATTAAATTAAATTATGGCTTTTAATAAATTAAATTCACTATTCGATGATTTACAAGACGCGGTTAACGATTGTCAAACTGATGTCACTAAATTTGTCGATGGAAATAATTCCGCAGGAACGCGGGTTAGAAAAGCTATGCAGACTATAAAGTCTTTAGCTCAAGAGGTTAGAATTGAGGTTCAAGATCAAAAGAACGCTCAGTTTTAAGAAGACTCTTAAAATTAGAAAAGGGGTAACGAAAGTTATCCCTTTTTTTTTATGTTATTGCTTCTATTAAAAATGATGTCCCTTCATCTATTGTTCTAAGTTTTTGGCCAGAGACATCTAAGTTATGTAAGCCAAATCTTAATGTGTATTTTGAGTTTGCGGCTACGTTTACTATAGCAGATGCAGACATTGATTGGCCTGACGCAGCGTTTGTAGCACCAGCAACAAATCTATGATAACCTCTTCCTTCCGTGCCGTCAATCAAAGTTACAGTTCCTCCACTTGTTTCTTGAACTAAACCTACAAAAGATTCACATCTGTTAGATCCGTTATTTATTTCTATTGTTGCGTTAAAAGTCATTTTATACAAACCAGCTCTAGCTATAGTTACTTCGTTACTAGCTAAACTAAATACGCTAGCACTACTGTTTTGTGCTTGTGTAAGTGTAATTACTGTAGAGTCTGTATCTGGAAGCGAACCTTCAACAGAAGATCCCATCACCGTAGCAGATGTATTAGTAGCAAAGAAATATAAATTAGGTCTTACTGTAAACTCATCGTTCTCACCATCTAAACATGTTATATTATCTTTTACCGTAACCTTATCATCTTCAACTGTAACCTGTGTTACCTCACCACTACTACCAGCCGTGCTAGTGTTTGCTCTAAGTTGAACTGTACCATTAGAAGCTCTATTAGCTACCGCAACAACATCAGAGCCTGGAAAAAGTAAACCATATCTATTACCACCACCCGCATCTTTGTATTGTACACCTTCACCGCCACCACCAGCTGTTCCTGTAAATTGTATTACACCAGAGGCGCTAGTAAGTAATATATTATCACCAACTGAAACATCATCTCCAACACTTGTAATATCACCTGTTATCGTTAGATTACCTCCTATAGATAAATCCGCGTCAAATCTAGCATTACCAGCATCAACCCATAAGGCGTAAGCATTAGTAATCGTCATATTTGTTCCGGCTGCTGGCGCATTTCCTATATATAACGAAGCTGCATTCGTATTTGTTACAGATGCGTTAGTTGCTGCTAATGTGTGCGCTTCTATACTTACAACAGTATTCATGGCCGCTGTCCCAGAAGCAGAAGTATTACTATCCGTTATAGTCGCCGCGTCTACATGAATTTTTGCACCGTCTCTTGGAATGACAGATACATCACCATCAAATATCGCTGATGGAAATGTTTTTACACCCGTAAAAGTTTGAGTACCGCTTAAATGTGCGGTGTCTGAATCCATATTAGCACTTGGCAGAACGCCAGTTACATTAGCGGTTAAATCACAATAAGTAGTTGAGGTAGATCCTGTACCGCCATTAGCGATTGGTAACGTTCCTGTAACTTCATCTGTTAAATCTACACCGCTTGATTTTATAGTTACTGCGCCAGAGGAAACCGCAAAATTATCTTCAGAAAAACTAGCAACACCTTTGGCTGATGTTGTAGCATCGTCTCCAGCTATTGTCATTGTTGTGCTACTACCGGATGTAGTTATTCCAGACCCACCCGCTATAGTAAAATCAGCACTACCAGCGTTATCACTAATAGAGCTACCGCTATCATCTGTTAATCTTACACCTGTTATATCACCTGTGCTATAACCAAAAGAAGCTATGTATGTAGCTATAGCGGCTGAAGTCATAAAACTCGTATCGTTATTAGCAAACGATTCTGCTGAGGTCTGTACGTTTTGCAAATTAACAGCATCAAGTTGAAACTTACCACCATCAAGAACAACGTCACCAGTAAATAATGCTTGACCACCATCGTCAATACTTAATCTTACCGTTGGTGTTCCCGCGTCATCAGCATCTGATGTAGCAAATATAATTTTACCAGGAACTGAATCAGCATCTGAAACAGCGTCGTTACTAAATTCTATATATGATGATAAAACAGGGCTATCACCATCTGTGACGCCAAAAGCTTCTATTCTTCCTAATAACTCACCAGCTGTTGTATGGTTGCCGGCTGTGTAGGTATCTAAAGCAGCTGTACCTGATTTTAAAAATTTTAAAGTACCAGAGTGACTAGCCGTTGTTGACCAACTTTGTAATTCTATAGTTGAATCACCACTTACTTTACTTACAAAAATATCATTACGAAATCTAGATACTAAATCATATATGTGTTGACCGATAAATTTTCTCATTATCTTTTTATTATTACGTCTACAGTATCATCAACACCCACAGTTATATAAAGACCAAAAGAAATTTGACCTTGACTAAGAGGTATACCATCATCTAACAAAAAACTTACACCAGACGGAATAACTAAATCTTCAATTATTTTAAAAGAAGAAGCAGCAGAAGAAGTTGGATTATCTTGTATAAAAACACTTACAGTAGCATTACCACTACCCGTATTAGCTATGTTAATAGATTTTACAGATCTTATATCTTCATTTGCACTAATAAGCTCATGCGTAGGTCCAAGCGCGGTAGAACCAGTAATATTATGTAGTAATGTAATAGCCATTACTACTCAAAAAACACCATATACTCCATGTGCATAGTCGTAGATACACTAGGTTGAACAGTTATATCTCCATAACCATTTGTATCTTCAGCATCCCAAGGTATTAACAAAAAGTCACCACTGTATAATCTACCTATTTCACAAAACCTTTCAGCAGAGTCAGCTTGATCAAATCCTTCAGCTGTACCACTACCAGAAGATTTACCCATACCAATAGTAAAGTATTCTGTTGAGTCTGTTCCTACGTTTTTTATATAAAGTTTTGCTGACTTGTTTTTTGTTACATCCGCAGATATACCACTACCACCAACTAATAAATCTACGTGGTTAGTTGATGAAAAAGTTCTTTTAGCTAAACCAGTTGTTAGCTCTAAGCCTGTGTTTGATCCAGCCTTAGTCATAGTCATAGTGTTGTTTATAGATAAACCGTATTGATTTACATCACTACTGACTGATAATGTTGCATTTATTGTTGCCATATTATTATTATTTTATATTGTTATTATTCGTCCGTAAATGTTCTTGAGTCTGTAGAAGCTAAATGTTCTAAGCTTTCATAAAACAAAGTGTAATCTACAGTCATACCAGTAGCTACACTAGGTGTTAACGATATGTCTACAAATCTAGCGCTTCTATTCCAAGGCATCCATAAAAAATCTCCTGCGTATAGCCTACCTATTATTTGGTTAGCTATTTTTATAGTAGCGTATTCGGTTTCATCTTCAGATTTATTACAAATATAAATCCAACAGTTTTTACCAGCGTCTGCCGCTGCTGTTCTAACTGGATTGAATAAATCTATTTGAGTTGTTGCTGTTAAAAAAGCTGTAGCCATACCTGTAGTTTGTTCTAAACCTACAGTTGTACCTGCTTTATTAATTTCATTTGTTGTTGATAACGACAAAGCGTCACCAACTAAGTCACTACTTGTTATAGTAAGTGAAGCTGTTGTTGTTGCCATATTTATTTATTTATTTAGTTATTAATTTTTTATTGATCTTTACCCATTACCATAAATTCTACAATTGGATCGTTACCACCTGGAGAGTAAGCTTTGTAAGTTTTATCACCATGCATAGGTATAAAACCCCAATCACCTGCGTCTAGCTGAAATTGAATAGGATCGTTTGTTGAACTATCATCATATATATATATTTTATGTCCAGCAGTAGTTGCTAAGTTTTTAATATATAAATACGGAATAGCAGCAAAATCATCTGCTGTGTATAACGTTACTTGTCCACTAGCTGTAGCTTTTGCAGTAGAAGTTACTTTTTTTCTAGACAACCCAGTTGTGTGTTCTATACCTGTTGCTGTACCAGTTTGTGTTAATGTCGCTGTTGTTGTAAGAGCTAATTCATCTGTTAACAAATCAACACTACTTAGTGTTATTGTTGCTGTTGTTGTTGCCATAATATTTTAATCTTTAAATTTGTTTATATTTAGTTTTTCCATTTTCTTTATAAGCTTTTAAGCATCTGTTTCTATTTTTTTTAGCAGAAACGTAGCTAATATGTACCCAATTAGGATTATCATCATCACCAAACTCCCATATCATTTGATCAAAATTTAAATTATTTTTAATCCAATAATACATATCAGCGTTACTAACTCTTTTAAAAGTATCGTCTATATCTATAGCTTGACCACTACAATGTTGAGATTTACTTGAACCGCCTATAGCTTTATTAAGCTCTGGCGATCTAAAAAAACTATTTATTTTTATAGGTCCATCAACCCAAGCTCTTAAAGGTTCAAACACTTTTTCAGCTAATAATTTCATGTTTGCTAATTGTTCTTCGTTAGGTGTATTATCTATACCTCTTCTTGTAGCCGTATTGCTTCTTACGCTTTCTTTGTAACTTATATGTTTACTTATACTCATTTTATCTTTTTCCTCCGTGATATTCCACCGCGTGGCCTTCACTAATTAATAATTTATTTAAGCTTACTAAAGTTAATTTTTCTTTACCATCAACTTTATCTAACATTAACTCTCCTAAACACCTACCAAATTTACCAACACCGTGCGAAACTAGTGTTATATTTTCACATCCAGCTAACAACTGTTTAACCCTATCTTTTGCAGCTAAACCTTTAGCTTTTTCTTCTAAATCTTTAGTTCTAGTTTCTGGAGTATTAATACCTAAAAATCTAATTCTTTTTTTAGTTCTTATATCAAAACCTAAATCTATTTCAGCATCTATAGTATCACCATCAATAATTTTTATAGGCCTTATTTTATAGTTGTACATTTTATTTTTTTATTATTTTTACGTTCTTTGTTAAGCTGTCTGTTTTTATACGTAAATTATATACCCCAGAGCTTAAATAAGATATGTCTAACGCGTTTATATCTTTTCTAGATATAATTACTCTACCAAGATAATTTAACACCTCTACATCAACGTTTTTATTTATATTAATTTTACCATTAGTAGGATTAGGATATACAAAAACATCTTCAACAGGTATTCTAAAAGGTATAGGACCACTCCAAGTACCAGCACAATAGTCGTAAGTTAATTGACATATAGTATCCCACTCAACATCACAACAATAATTATCCACATCTATTACCCAAGCGTAACATTGATCATTTAACCAATAAGGTATACTATCACCAGTTATACAACCTGCGCTATATAAACAAGCGTCTGGATTTGGAATATTAGCAGTTGGATCGTAGTTGTAAGCCTCAACATCAGTGCAACCAGTTATTATTTGTATACAACCACCATTATCATAACAAGCATCAGGATCATAATTTAAAGCAGTTGAATCAGTACACCCACTAATGTAACAACAAGAGTTATCTAACGTATTAGCCGATGCATTATAATTTAAAGCTAGAGGATCAGTACAACCATATAAATATTCTACGCAAGAACCGTTGTCAGTATTAGCTAGCGGGTTATAGTTAAACATAGTAGAATCAGTACAACCAAATACAACAGGTATACAGCTACCATTATCTGTATTAGCTAAACTATCGTAATTAAAAGCAGCAGGATCAGTACATCCGTATATAAACGAAATACAACTACTATCGTCAACGTTAGCGTTAGGATTATAATTAAACGCTAAAGAGTTCATACAACCGTAAACAATAGCAATACAAGAACCTGGTATCTCAACATTAGCATTAGGATTATAATTTAAAGCTGTTGAATCCATACAACCAAGTACTATTAATGTAGCGCAACTACCATCATCATAATCAGCTATAGTATCATACTCTAAATACAAAGGATTCATACAGCCTGGATAATAGTAACAAGTACTATCATCTGTATTAGCTAATGAATCATAGTTTATTGCTAGTGTGTCTATACAGCCATATATTTTTTCTATACAATTATTACCACAATAAGGATCACCTATTACAGGAAAGAAAGGTGGTATAGGATTAACAAAACCTCCAGCAATATCTATAGCCACGTAATCTTCGTGATATAATTTATAACCACATTGTACAGCGGTAAAATCTGATTGTTGTGTTATTTCAAATACAGCTTTTATAGGGTATGCAGCTGCTAAGTTTATAAAGAAAGTAGTATCAAAACCATCTAATAAAGTATAAGTACCTATATCTTGAAAATTAAACGGCGGTATCATGCTTGTCGCTTGTGAAAGCTTTAAGCTTGATCCAGCCCAACCATTACCACCTAAATCTATTAACTCAAGCTCATGTAAACAACTATCAATATCAATATCTGTATTAGCAGAATCTACATAATTATAAGCTAACGAATCAATGCAACCATATATTCTTGGTGTAAAACACATACCAGTATCTAAAGTAGCTGCTAAATTAAATTCTACATAGCTACTGTCCATGCAACCAAACACCGGTGGCGGTGGAGGACAACCAGATGTGTATATCGTATCATACATCATATTACCAAAATTAGCCATAGGTAATTCCCAAATAGTATCTCCACACTGTACAATATAAACAGAACCATCATTACCTCCCCATAAACTACCAGCTACACCATCACCATAAGTATCATTAATAACAAAATAAAAGCTATCAATAGGCGCGCAAGCACTAGCATATTGTGGTTCGTAATCTATTATATTAGTGTAAGGTCCACCATACATAAGAGTATCACCAAAAAAATCCATTATATACCAAGAAGTTTCTTCTGGATATTGATCAGGGTTTATTGTAACATCTAAACTCCAAGAGCCTGGAGGACATTGTGAATAAGTTTTATTAGCTATTAAGCAAAATAAAACTATAAATAAATATTGTATTATTTTTTTCATATTAAAAATCACTCATTAAAATTTCATCTATTGTAGCTTGTATTTCTTTTCTTGTAGCTACCATTTTAAAACTAAGATCTGCTTGAAAACGTTTTACCTCTTCACCATCTTTAAGTAAAACAATAGTAGGTACTATAGCTATTTGATATTTTTCTTGACAATCACCATGCCCAATATCCATTGTTTCTTTTTTAACGTCGCTTAATTTATCAAACCAGTCTATTTCATTAGCAGAGTTCCACTCGGCGTTAAAATATATAGCTTTCATTTGGCCAAAAGCTATGCTACTAAAAAATATAAATATCATAAGTAATATATAAATTACATATGTTTTTGGATTAGTATCTGTTTGTTCCATTTTATCTTAATTTATCGATTTTGTCTTCCATACGTATCATTCTTTCTTCTAGTTTTTTTACATCATCTCTAGTTTCAATAATAGTACTACGTATGTTTTCATCTTTCATATTAAACTCCATTCTAGTTATATCAGGCTTTGGAAGCTCTTTAGCTTCAGCTATATCTGCCTGCAGTGTAAACCACATGCCTACTAAAGTAAATATTAAAGCAGCTATACCTCCTAAAGTTTTTACACTTATTTTAAAAGATGTGTCTTCATTTAATTCTTTTGTCATTTTTAAAATATTACATAGTTAATTCCAAACTTGAAATCATGCCATTCACGATTCCAGTATTTATTATATTTTCCTTCTACAAACATGCCTAAATGTTTATTTAGTTTGTAACCAAGTATTAATCCTCCTGAATAATCATACCATTGCTCATCGTTATTATACTTGTGGTAAGAGTATTTAGAACCTATATCGTGATGATAAGGTAATACATTTGCCCAAGAGTGTAACCAAAAAGTTTTAGTATAATGATAATAATCAAAACCTAATACTAAAGAGTAATTCCACTCAGCAGGTAACTCATCTCTTTTACGCTCCACATAATCAGAGAGTATATTAGGTATTATTACAGATTCCCATACATCTTTACTTGTTGCTACTAAATTTCCTTGTGGATCGTAATACTCATTGTTAAATACATCTACGTTATAACCTTCTTGTAAAGCTAAATAAGTGTAGTGTATATCACCATTACTTAACACCCACTCGTCTAGTGGATTATACCCATAAGGCTCTGCTATTCTTTGTGAAGCCCCTATGTTTATAGAAAACTTATTACTAACTTTATACCTATATCTTTGAGAGGCTTCAAAGTATTCTACGTCTGCAAAACCGTCAACTAAATACTCAACTTTAGCAATCCATTTGTCAGCTACATATCTTATAAAATGATTTTGATCTAAGTACTCTACGCCTTCTTGTCTTTTCATATCAGCCTCAAATAAAAACTCTAAGCCACTTATTTTACCTATAGTAGCAGCATCTGAAAAAGAAGTTTCTGTACCATCATAAAATGTATTAGCTCTATTTTCATATCCAAATCTAGCTATTTTTCTAACACCAAAAGCTATGTTATAGTCAAACGGAGTTTTTACTGTTTGAGTTTCTAAACCGTTTGCAACTGAATACACATCTACGTCTGATATAGAAGTTCCACCACTAACAGCACCGTAAAACGTAGCAAATTTAAAATATTTTTTAAAATCTTGTGAACTAGCAGACAATGCTATACACAGCGTAAGTAATAATAATAATCTTTTCATTTTAATAATTATAGTATTTAAACTTAGTTTTCTTTTTCTTTTTATTTTTTAATTCTTTTTCTAACATCTTTTTTCTTTTTATTTCGTCTTTAATAGCATCAATTTTCTTAACACCTATACCATCAATACCAAGGTTCCAAGTACTCCAACCTAAACCAAACGATACTCTTTGCCAAGCCTCGTGTTCTGCGTTTAAAGCCTCTCTAATATTATCAACCTTGTTATGTAGTCTTGCTAAAGGAATATTTGTTGTAGCTTCTACCGTATTACCTACAGCATCCCAAATAGGGTTATCAATATCAAGTATAGACATTTCTTTCATAACATCTTGATCCCACACGTAAGTTCTTTTAGCTTGTACCAACTTTCTAGCTTTAATACCTATTGGTGGAGACACCTGTAAAGCTTCTAGCAACTCAGCATATTCATCTTGTTTCCATTTAGGTTTTTCTTGTTCTTCACGGAATTTACGTACTACATTTTTTAAAGTAGCTACAACCGCTCCACCTATACCCATACCTCTTAATATAGTATCTATACTACCATTAATTACACGGTCTTTTTTCTTTTTAAAGAACTCGTCATCTTTATCATCATCATCTCCAAACGCTATAGCAAATAATGCTGATTGTAAAGCCCCAAATATTAAGTTTTGAACAGCAACATAGTATATTATTTTAGATATATTAGTTTTAATATCACCTCTACGGTTAACTAAATCTAAAGCAGCTTTTTTAGTCAACCTCATATACTGCATAGGTGTATTTTGAAAAGCTAATATCAACCTACCAAGTGGTGAGGCTTGTTGTTGTGATATTTTATCTGGTCTTGCCGATTGTTGTGTTTCTTCTGCGATTTCAGCAAAGTCATCAAAAGCTTTTTGTTCAGCTTCAGCCTTAGTATAACCTTGTTTTATATAACTATTAAGTCTATTTCTATAAAAGGTAGCTCCACCCATAGCTATAGCAAAACTATCAGCAATTTGCGTAGGTAAAAACCCTTTACTTAACAACCAACTTATAGCAGCTTTAAAAGGCTCTTTTGACTTACTAACATAACCAGCTAACTCAGCAGCGTTAATATCTGTTTTTAAACCAGATCTTCTTTGCTTTAACATATTAGAGTTAAATATCATTGAAAAATCTGCCCAAAATTGTTTTTGGTTAGCAAAAGCTTTAGCAGCTTTAAAAAAGTTGTTATCACTCCAGTTAATAAAGTTAACCATAGATATGGTTTGTAGCACAGCGGATCTTGCATTAACAAACATGGTAGCACCTATAGATCCGTTTATCCAGTTCATAAAGCCATTTACAAGTCTATTTTTACCAAAGTTTCTATTTGTACCGTTTATAGTTCTATATAATATATCTTCTAAAGCTTCTCTAAAATTACTACCGTATATAGCTTCTATTTTATTTAAATTTTCTTTTGAAAATATAATTTCAGCGTTGTCTATAAATTCTTGAAAAAACTTTTTTCTACCTATTTTGTTTGTAGCCGCGTCTAAATCATTTCTAATATCTTCAACTAACCAGTTTTCTCCTGGAGGTACGTAACCTTCTTTTTGTTTAGAAATAACACTTAACGTTTCAGCAAAGTTACGTAGTTCAGGATCTTTTTTAACTAAATCAGATAAATTCTTTTGATCTGTTTTAGATAAACCAGGTATATCAAAATTAAATTTATCCCATAAATAAACTCTAACAGCGTCACTATACGTAAAGTCACCATCAGGTGTTTTTTTATTTAATTTTTTACGAACATCAGAATAATTTTTCTTCAAAGCGTTATAGTCACTAGCAACACTTTGTCTAGCGTCGTTTAACTCTCTATAAGCTCTATTTAACGGATTTATTAAAGCTTTCTTAAAAAACTCCATATGTTTTTCACCTTGTTTACCTTTGCCTAAAAAATAATATAATAAACCATTAAAGTCATCTGCAGAAGGAGGTATGAATATATTAAACCTACCTTTTTTAGCGCCACGTTTAGCAGCTTTAGCAGCAGAAAATCTTTTCTTAGCATCTACACCTTTTGTTTCTTCTAATATTTTATTAAATTCAACGTTTATTCCTTTACTAAATTTAACTTTAGCTTGTTGAACTTTTGATTTGACATCAAATTGATCTAGCATGTTTTTTACAGCTTGTACGTTTTGTAAAGCATCATCAGCAAAGTAAAAGTCGTTATAACCCTCAGCGACTTTATCAGCTATCCACAAGGCTTTAGCCTCAGCTGTAGAATTACCTAAACCGGTTATATTTTTTAAAGGTATATTTAAACCATTAGCTTTTAGAAAATCAAATATAGCTTTCTGAGCAGCTGATGGTCTAGCTGTTAATACAAACATATTCTTCGGGCCAAACTTATCTTGTAGTTTCATTGCCTTGTTAAACAGTGGTGCTAACTTGCCTTTTACAACTTTATTAAAATCTGAAAAATCAAATGTATATCCTTGATCTAATAAATCTTCATATGTACTAGCGTATTGCTCAGCATTTAAAGTACCTGTTGTTCCGTCTGGAGCAGTAAACTTAACTAAAGATTTAGTTGTAGCTAATGTGTCATCAAAGTCTAAAACCGTAATACCTCTAGATTGTTTTAACTGTGGTCTTATTGATTCAACAAATTCTTTACCTTTTTGTTTTTGAGCTTGAAATTTATCAAATGCAGATCTAGAATTTACAACAGCGTCACTTATTATTTTACTTTGTTTTGTATTTGATAACATTTGATTATAAGCTTTTATTTTAGCTTTAAAAAAAGATGTGTTAAGTATACTGCTTATAGAGTTTGAACTATCAAAACTAAAATTAGTTTTAGATTTTATGCTGTTAATTTTAAATTGTGGCTCTGTGTCTACTCTTAATCTATAACCTATTTTAACTTTTTTACCGTTTATTTTTTTTGTAACTCTAACAGGATTTAACCTTGCTATTAAAATAAACTCTCCTTCTAAAGGACTCATACCTAGTTCCGCCATTTCAAAAACATCTTGCCCCATTATAAAACCTCCAATACCGCCAGCTTGTATATAATGAACGCCTTTGATATTATAGTTGTTTGAAATAAAATCACCACCTACTTTAATACTATAATCGTTTGTTAAAGCTTTTAATCCTAACGCTTTAAATTTATCATATTGATTTAGGTTTAACACAGTGTCGCTATCTACTAAATCAACCCCTATTTCTTTTTTTATTTTTTTTCTTATAGCTTTTACTTTATCCACAACTTTTTTAAGCGCTTCTTTTATTTTTTTCTCATGTTTTTTGTCTAGTTTTTCTTCTCTAATAATTTCACCTGTTTTAAAATTAGCATAAGAAGCCCCGTTGTGCGACGCTCTAGCATTTCCAGCTTTATATTCAATAGGTATATGCGTTTCTAAAGGAGTGTCTTTAAACAAAACTATTGTTACGTCTGGATTAGGTACTATTATTTTTTTACCTTCAGAGTTTAAAATTTCTACATTACTCTCTTTAACATCTTCATATAAAACAGTTACAAACGGAAGTTTTTCAGACTGTACAATTACGTTCTTTATACCACTTTCTTCGTAATTTTTAGAAAATTTACCATGCCCTACAGTATGGAGTTTTTTACCTATTTTAAATTTTAATTCTTTTGGATTAACCAAACCGTCTTCATAACCCTCTATAATATGATCTACAACTACTTGATCAATTTCACGGCCCATTATATTTATTTTAGCTTTTCTTTTTTCAACGTCAATTACATCATAAAAGTTTTCATTATTTTCTATTGCGTCAACAAGATAATTAACTTGTAATATTAAATTAGGACCAGTTAACTCTGTACCAAGAGACATTTTTACTTTAGGATCAACATCTAAAATGTTAGCTAATCTTTCTGTATCGTTTTCAAACAACTGCTGACCTTGTAACTTAGATATAGCTCTCATTCTATCTCTTACATCTTGTTCGCTTTGTACCTCCATAGTAGCAGCGTAAGCTAGTTTAGAAACAACACGTTCAGCTAGTTTATCTTTTCTAGTACCTCTCAAACCACTCTTCTTACCTGTTTTAGGGTTTATTGCTGGAGGATTAAAAAACCTCATATAGGCTGTTTCACCATTTTTATCTTCAACCATGCTGAGTTTTAGCTTTGTAATAAGATTAGGTCCAGAGTTTCTATTTACTGTTTTAGGTAATAAACCTTTTTCAACTAATTTATCTACCTCTGTAGGTTTTGTTATTCTTCTTTTAGTAGCAAATATTTTTACTTTTTGTAATCTTTCTATTTGTATTAAATCTTCTTTAGTTAATACATTGCTATTAAAAATTACTGGAAAATATTTTTTTACAAAATTATTATAATTTTTTTCTACATCAAAATATTCTTGTAAAAGATTTTTAAATTCTAGTTCATATGCTTTTTGTAACGCTAGCTTGTATTTTCTATTGTTTTCAATAGAAGGTAGTTTAGTGCCTAAAGTTTTTCTTACACCTTCTTTTATTTTTTCTTTAAAATCTTCGTAAGAATCTCCTTTTGAAACAACAATTTTTTCTATTATTTTAGAAACTTCAGCGGTGTAATCTTCATAACTCATTTCTTCTTGTTGAATCATTTGTTCTTCTGGACTCAACTCTTGAGTGTCTTCTATATCAAAACCAACATCACCTTCTTTTGTAGGTTTTTTAGCGTCAATACTTACAGTGGGTTCTTTAGTAGCTAATTCTTTTCTAGCAACTAATTTAGCAAATCTAGTGTTAGCAAATATATATTCACCAAAACCTTTTCTACCAACAATAGTACCATCAGCTCTTTTAGCTTCAGGATTAAAACCATCACCGACGAGACCTATAATTCTATCTGTTACTTCTTGTAAAATTAAATCAAATTCTTCTTTACTTACAGCTCTAGATTTTACGTAATTACTAATAGCACCATTATCTTCTAAAGCATTGAAAAGAACTTTATTACGATTAGGATCAGCTATAAAAGTATCATAATCATCTTTTGTTTTAATATTAATAGGTAAAAGATTATTGATAGCCTCGAGTGGAGACACACCTTTAGCTTCTTTAATTTCTTTTTGTTCTTCTTCTGGTGGTAACTGAGCTTTAGCTCCAGGCTGTTGAGTTTTTTTAACAAAAGAATCTATATATCTTAAAACATCTTGCGTTGAGTTTATTTGTAATAGAGTATAGTTTTCACCATCTTTTAAAGCTCTTATTTTGTTTAAAAAAGATTTAAAAGAATATAATATAGAATTTTTTGGGCTTTTAAAAACACCCATACCTCTAAGAGTACCTAATAAAGTTAATAATTCAGCTGTATCTATACCTTTTTTATTAGTTAAACTTAAGTTTTGAATATCCACGTATTGGTTTATTCTTCCCATAACTTGTTTAAGTAGTTTTGGATTATCTTTAAGCTCTTGTTCTAAATACTTAATTGTTTCTAAAACAAATTTTTCATGTGACGCAACTACTTTTCCATCTTTTACTAACCCGCTTTTTATATCGTAACGATGTTGGTATTCGTGAACAGCAACTCTTATAGCATCAGCTTTAACCACTTCGTTATCTGTTAAAAGACCTAATCTAACATTGTTAGAAAAAACTAAAAGATCGTTACCAACATAAGTTCCAAAACCACCTATTTTTAACATATTTTGTTGAGCAGCTGGACCAACCCCACCTGTTGAAACCGTTTTATAGTTATCTAAAATTTGTTTTTTCTCTTTTTCTGTAATAATTCTATCATTAACCTTTTTAACTAAATACTCGTCAAGCTCTTGTAAAGCATTATCACCGTCAAAAGCAACAACATTATTACCCATACCTTTCATTAAATTATTAAAGTACATGTGTTGACCTAAAGCATTTGCATGAGACATGGCCTTGCTTTCTTCTATATTTAATTTTTTACCATCTTCTCTAAGCTTTTGTTCGGCTTTTGATACTGGACTTTTTAGTAAAGTCTCTTTTTCAGATTGTAAATCATTATACTGTTTATTTAAAGAGTTTCTTAGTTTTTTTGAAGAATCAGTTTCCTTATCACTAACAGCACCTAACGCCATCATTCTTTTATATAATATTCTTTGTCTTCTAACTAAATCAAAAACTTTTTTTGTGTCTTGCTCGTTTAAATCACCAAGTTTATTAAGTACTTTTATATCAAGTATACTTAATCCATTTTGTATTTCTTTTTGCCTCTTTTTTAATATTTTAGCTTCTTTTTTACTTATACCTATTTCATTGTCTAATAATATAGATTGATTTTCTGTCCACTCTTTTAACAAACCTTCCATTTCCACTCTTTCTTCTCTTGTCATAACAGCGCTTCTATACGTGTTACGTATATTTTGAGCTATGCTAGGACCACCTATAGCTAAAGTTGTTGCAGCAACGTTAGCTATAAAGTTACCATCAATACCTTCTGTTAAGTCTTTATCCTCGCCTAATACCTCATTGTCTATAAAATTATGACCCATTAAAGTAAAACTTTCTTCAGCGATTTCAGTTACTGGGCCTTTAACAACAAAATTACCTACGCCTCTTACTAACGATCCTATCGTAACAGGACCATACAGTTTAGAAATTTTATTTAAATCATCAAGCCAAGCTAGAGTACCAAGCCGCTCCGCGTAATTAGCTATTAAACCATATGTTGAAGCAGAAAACAGTCTTTGCCATTGGGTAAAGTTTAAGGCTGACTCTTGATTATCTATTTCTTCATTTATTTTTAAAAGAATATCTGGCGTTATATTAGGATTATTTTTTTGTCCTTCTAAAAATGATATCATTTCACTAGCGTTTTTTTGCTGTATTTCCATATAAGAAAGTTTTTCACCTCCTTCTACGTTTAAATAAGTCGCACCTATTACTTTTCTAGCTTTCTTTTTTCCAATAGCTTTAGCCCAACCAAGATAACTAAGACTTGTTGCTATGGTAAAAGCGTTGTCTCTAAAGTTGTCACTTAAAAACCTACTAAAATCTTTAAGATCTCCAACTTCATCAAACTTTATAGCCATAGGAACCGTTGTTTCCATTTTTTTATTTAAAGACTCTGTATAGTTTATGTGATTGTTGTATTTTTTAATCATAAAGTCTGTAGCTTTAGCATCGTCACCAGCTATAAGCTGAACTGTTTTTGTGCTAAGCCCCATTATAGCGGTACCACCTGCGCCAAAAATAGATTTTTCTAAAGCTAATGATACGCCATAACCCCAGTCGTAATTCATATTTAAAGCTTTTAAAGCAGAAACTTTATCATTTAATTTTATAGCGTGGTTTTGTAACTTTTTAATACGACCAGCTATTTCATTATTTGATTTTAAAACATCTCTTCTAATCTCTACATCTATATTTTGGTTTTGTAAAAAAGCGTCTAAGTCTTCAACATTTTTTATACCATAATCAGTATCAAGACTTTTATTAAAACTATCTAAATCTTTAACTAAATTATCTTGAACAGCTTGCATATATTCACTTTGTGCTTTTATAGCTTGTTCAGTTACATCTTTTCTTTGTTCGTATGGGTTTAGTAAAAATTTATCAGGATTCATTAATACGTTTTCATAATACGTGTTTGAAGTTAAAAACTCAGCAGCGTCTTCGTATTTTTTATAATCTGTAGAAAAATCAGTTGTATAAAAACTATCTTCTTCGTCAATATCTAAAAGCTCGTCTATAGTTTTTAACACTTCTCTTGCCCCTTTTGGATTATTTGGATCGTGATCTCTAACGTATTCCTGTGTTAATCTATTTTGTTCAATTCTACGGTTTTTTTCTAAAACCTCTTTAAACCCACCAGGTATAATTTCATTATTACTATCGTATTGCAAGTCGTAAGGAATATCTTCTAATTTTAAATCTCCAGTTTCTAAATATTTTTTATAAAGTTGGTATTTTTTGTTACCAAAGTGGTTTATTAAATCTTCTTCTAAGGTATTTTTATAAAGCACTTCGTCTTTCCCTTGTTTAGATTCTAATTTTTCGAAACTAGGTATTGCTCCTACTTGTGCTGGATCCTCACCTTGCACAGTTATAACGCTTGACATGCCCTGCGTTGGTCTATCCACACCAGTGAAAGTAACAGGCGCGTTAAGAGGATCAATAGCAACTGGTCTATAAAAACTAGATAAATCAAAATATTCACCAATTACGGTGTTTTTAAATTTAGAATTATTTTTCCAAGTAACAGACTTATCTATGTTTATTAAGTTTTTAGCAAAGTCTTGTGCGTTTTCAGATTTTTTTATAATTAAATCACCGTCTTGAGAAACAAAATCTCCAGGTGTAAAAACAAAATCTTTTTTAAATTGAGTTAAATCTGAAGAGTAAATTTTCTCTTTATTTGCAATAATATCATGCACTGTTGCTTGGTAATCAGGATTTTGCATTTTATTGCTAAAATCTTGAAAACTAGGAACTACTGTAAAATATTTATCTTTATACTCTAAATTTGGATCTGTTAAAGTTTCAAATAATTTATTTATATCTGCCATTTAATTAATCTAAAAGTTTTTTAATTTTAAACCCTTTATAAATCGGATCATCTTGTTTTATTCCTAAAACAGCTTTAGCTTCTTCATATTTTTCAAGTGGAACAGGCCCAATTCCTGCGACTATATTATTAGCTTCTTGTATAGTCATTTTAGAAGCGCTAGATGTACTTGCTTTGTAACCAACTGTTTCATCAAAACTAAGATTAAGTCTTAAATCATTTTTAGTTGTATTAACAAATGCTCCTTTATCTGTATCAAACACTTGGTATTGTCCGTTTTGTTTTCTCCACTTTAAACCGTTCCAAGCTATTTGCGCAGGTATTGTGTTAGGATTTTGATTTAATAATTTTACGTCTTTATCTACTTTGTTCTTTGGCACATATTGTCCACTTATATAATACGTATTACTTGTCTTTTCTTCACTTCCGCCACTACCTTTTTTCGGAAATTTATCATAATTGTCTTTTGCTTCATTTTTTAAGAAAGCAACTAAACCTTCAGGACTTTTGCTTAAAGCATATATGTAATTTTTAAAACCTTCTTCACCTTCAAAATCAGCAGGTGTTACTCCATCTTTACCATCAATATCTCTAGCGTAATTCAATAAAGTGTTTGCTACCTTAGGATTTGATTCTAAAAAAGCTTTAGCAGTGGTTTCGTTTAAACCTTGTAAATGTTCCCAATAAGTTTCATCAGCTATATCAAACAAGTGTGTTGCTAAGTCTTCTTGATCATTACTAGTTAAACCTTGACCTTCTTTTGTTTTAGCATTTTTTAAACGATTAACAAGAGCTGTTTCATCAAAAAAACCTGTTTTAACACCTTCTTTAATAGCATCGTTAATTTCTCCATTATACACTGACCTTAATTGGCTCTCTACTATCAAGTTTTTAGAAAAATCTTTTACATCAACAGCAAAAGGCGCTAAATCGTTATCTTCACTAGTATATTGTAATTTACCTTCATTATCAATACCACTTATTACTTTATTACCTTTTTCTAATCTAAATTTTATTTCTCCCTTTTCATTAGCAAACGGCATTAATTGCACACCAACAAACTCATCAGTAACTCCATCTTCTTTTGTTAAAGGCCCATAGTTTTCGTTTTGTGCAGCACGAGCAAAAAGCATTGTCATATTTTTTTTACTAGAGTTTTCAGGATCAAAATCTTTATACATTGCAGGGCTTAAATTAAAAGCGCTAAAATCTATACCTAAAGAGCCTGCTCTTAATTGATTAGCACTGTTAACAATATTATCTAATTGAGTTTTACCTAAATCTTTAGTTTCTTTGTTTAAACGTTTATTCTTGCCATCTTCTTTTATTTCATTAATTCTTTGTATTAATGTGGCATCAACATCAGGCATACCCATTGTTTGAGTATTTAAAGTTTTTATTCTATCTACCGCTTTGTTTATTAATGGTGTTGCTAACATACCAGCTACCTGACCTATTTGAGCACCTACTTGGCCAATACTAGCCATTTGTTGGCTATAGCCTTGTGCTATCATACCAAAAGCTTTACTAAGGTTTTGTGGTACAGCGGCCATACCCATTCTAGTCGCAGCTTGTACTATACTTGGATCCGCCTTACCCGCTAAATTTAATCCTCCTGTTTTTTTTGCCATACTTTTGTTTATTTAAAAATTTTTAAGATACTAGTTCTGTAAGAAAACCACCTGCACCGGCACCACCTGTAGCGATACCACCAGCGATACCACCTATTATTTGACCATACATACCCATTCTAGCTGATTGCATTTGTGACATAGCACCAAATCCTGCCATTTGATTTCCATAAGCAGCTTGTACGCCAGCTTCAGCACCAGCCGCTTGACCATACTCAGAAGCAAGTAAAGTAGATGTTCTACCAAACTCTGCACTTTGAACAGCAGCCTCACCTTGACGCCTAAGCGTGTCAGCTTGTTGAGCGCCTTGCCTAGCCATTATTTGCGCTCTTCGTTCTTGTCTACCTATATCAACGCTAACTTGCCTAGCTTGCATAGTAGCTTGATTAGCTAAAGCTTGTGCTAAACCACCTATACCACTAGCGCCAGCAGCACCTCTTAAACTAGATAATATATTAGCTCTTTGTTGAGCAGCTTGTTCCATTTGAAACTCTGCAGCTTGAGTGTCAACTTGTATGTCTTCATAGAAGTTTTCTACATCAGCATAAGGGTTTTGAAAGGTAAATTCTTTATATTCTTTTTTTTGTTGATCAAGAGTTTCTCGTTGAACATTTAATTTTTCCTGCTGCTCCTGCATTTGTGTTTCAGTAGCCTGCATCATTTGTCGTTCTAAACGTCTTTGTCTTTTTTTTCCCATATTTATAAATATTTAAAAGCCTCATAGGCTGCTGGCTGCATATACCAGTCTAGTTTTTTATGTATTTGTTGCATAAATCTATTACCACAAACAGTAAATAACTGCACCACTCCAAGCTTTCTAGCTTCTTCTTCTATGCATGTTATTAAAAGTTCTAATAATTGTCTTCTATTTTTTTCTCTATATTCTGGGTTTGACACAACCCACGTTGGACCATATGCTACTAATGGATTTTCAAATGTATATAAAAATCCAGCAGCTACAGGCGTGTTATTGTTTTCTATAATAAAACATGTGCCATCTTGTGGTAGTAACTCTTTTTTAACAGGTATGTCTTTCCACCACCACTTCCACCACTTACAACACGTTTCATAATCACCTTCTTTGAATGATCTAAACGTTATATTACTCATAATTTAATTTAATTTAACTTGTTCTGTATTAATATAGTTACAGTTTTTAGCGTTTATTTACTACTAGCAGTGACCTCAGAGCTTAAGGCAAACATTTCCGCTTCATGTGTAGAGTTATTTCTTAATCTAACTTCAGCAAAATAACCTAACATGCTAGTATTATTTACAATTTTATTTTTTGAAAACATTATAAAGTCTTGAGATACCACGTTTGCCGCGTCTTGGCTTAAAGTGCTGTCATCTAAAACTATAAAGTCAGTGCCAACGCCAGATACAACACCTATAAATATTGGGTCTACATGATTGTACGTTTGATTAATTGTCGTGATTGACGTATCCATAGGTATATAATAAGCACTATCTCCAACTTGTAAAGATACATTATTTATTTTTGAGTTAAATTTTATTTGCATAATTATGATGCCGCTCCGGGCGTTATAAAGTTATCTAGTTTTAAAAATATAGTTTTATTAGTAGCTGGAAAAACTAAAATAGAAGTTCCAAAAGCTATTTTTATTTGATCTGAAGAACCTGTAAAGGTTAAAATAGTTCCTGTTGTTACTGTAGAAGAGTTATCCATTACTATAACACCATCGGTTCCACTACCATCAAAATCTTCAGTTACAGAGTTTATATTGTTAGTAGTAGCGTTATTAATACCAAGACCAGTAACAGTAACATGACTACCACCAGACACGCCATAAGTATCAGCAACAGCTATACTAGCACTAGTAGCTCCAGCTCTAACTGTTTTTGTTAAAGATTTCATTTTAGCCGCTGGTGTTAATGTGTTAAAAGCAATAGTACCTCCAATCGCTTCACTAATAGTTGTACTTCCAAAAGCTCTAAGCGTTACCGTTTCACCTTCTTCAAAAGCGGTTGAAGTAGAAAAGGTTATTGTTTTTGTAGTTTCATTTATATCTGTAATTGTTGTCGTAGCTGAAGGCGTAGTTGTTCCTTTGTGATATATAAGCTCCATACCTTCAACTATACCTGTTAAATCAGCTACAGTTATAGTGTTACCGCTAACACCGTCTCCAGCTGGATTTGAAACTATCACTTCTGTTTCTTGATAATACCAATCAGTATCTAATGGCTGTCTAGTTAATCTTAAACCAAAACCGTTAGCAGAGGTTTTTCTATTATAAACTATATAAGTTGTACTTAAGTCTGTTCTACCGCTAAAATTAGGTGGCGCTGAAACCGTAATGTCTGCAGCTGGTGGATCTTCTAAATTAGCTGGTGTTGTTGGGTCGCCATAGCTATCGGTGTTTGCTGTATCTAAGTGTAGCGTTACTGTAACATTACCTTGTTGAGTTATAGTTTTATTAATAACATTATTACCTCCAGAACCTAAACCACTAAGCGTTGTACCTGATTCTAAAGTTGCTATTAAAATAACATTATAAGTAATTGTACCACTAATAGCTGGAAACAAAATAAATCCTTTTTCGTTTGCAGAAACTAAAGTTTTTCTTAACACGTTTTCTGAGTCAAAAACATTTGCAGCTGTAAAAGTATTACTTTTAAAATTGTAAAATTTATTTTCACTACTAACTATTTGTAATATAAACTCAGAACCAATATCACCACCTATATTAAAAGCTCTTTTTGTTGCAGATCCTGATATATTACTTTCATCAATACTAAAATTTGTTATTCGTGCCATATTTTATTTTTTAATAAGTTCCGCCTCCACCTGAGCCGTTACCACCATTACCACCATTACCACCGTTTGTTGTTGTTGTTGGTGGCGGTGGGCTTAAAGGCGCGGCTGTTGGTGGTAAGCCCGAAGGTCCTGTTATTGGTGTTGCAGTAGTACTTACAATACTATATACTGTTCCTATACCTTGAAAGCTAAACTCTGATGTTGATATTGGAGCGTTTAAATCACCATTTATATAGTTAAACCATTTACCTTCTTTTTCTATAAACTCTTGTATATTACCACTCTGTTTGTCTGTTCTTATATTATCAACATACCAACCAGTTTTATTAGAAATATTATAAGGTTTTATATTACTCAAACCAGTATCGCTGTCTACTTCAAATTGATTTATTCTTGATTGAGTTCCTTCATAATTTAAAGTGTTAAATGTTTTAACAACAGATGGTTCTTGATTTAATACAGCGGTTAAAGAAGACTCTATGTAAGTGTTATAAAAACGATTTCGTTCTTGGCCTTCAACATGGTGCTCATGTAAATTACCGTTATTAATAGTATAATATTTTTTAGTTAAACTTAAACCTTGTTCTGGTATGTAAGACTTAAAACTAACCCAACCCCTAACGTCTTCATTGTAACTTAAGGTTGTTGGTGATAATCTATCTGGATTATCATCAGGGTTAGCCTGTAAGTGTCTTGGTAATAACTCAAATTGAGTTAACATTCTTATATTATCTATACTACCACTAACTATTCCGCTTTCAACATAAATAACTAAAGTGTTTACTAGCTCATCACTTACTATATCATCGTCTCCTATTGTGTGTAATCTACTGTAATACCCAGAGCCATTTAAACCAGAGGCTGGATAAGAATAAAATCTAAATCCTTTTCCAGCAGAATTAAAATAATAACCTTGAATTCTACCACCTGTAATATTATTAAACTCAAACTCAATTAAAAAATTATCTCCAATAGAAGCTGTTGTCGATATAGCTTGTGTAAGTTGTATTCTATCTTCGATAGTAGGTATTAAAACTCCAGGTGTGTGCATAGGAGCGTTATTAAAAGTTATAACTGGATTTGAAGGATCTGTATCGTCAAAAAATATAAAGTCATCATCAGTTATATCAAAACCTTGAAAACTCCAAGAGTTAGCACTACCACCAGTAAAATAACTAGTTATGTCTTTTAAATATATATTATCTATAGCACCAACAAAAGCTTGTGATGGTGAACTAAGAGAACCAAATCTAACTTGAGCTTCATTTTCGTTTGTACTCAAGCTTATGTTAGGCAACACTGAAGATATAGTACCTACTGTACTTAATCCGTTTATAGTATTGTAAGGCTCGTAATCAACGCTACCTGGTTGTTTTATTAGTATTTCATAAGGATTACCAGTTTGCGTGCTAGAAATATTACCTATTATTTTGTAGTCACCAATATGTTGTATATTATTAAAAGCAAAACCATCAAAACTACCACTATTAATCTTACCAGCTACATAACCATAAAAACCTCCTTCTATATCTGCTCTTGGTGTACCAAATTTATTTAGCCCTGGGTTTACGCTAAATGACAACTCCCAACCATCATCGCTTTGTGTAGGAGCGTCTTGTGTTCCTGTGTATGGCGAGGTAATAGTCGCGTGGTTGTTAAAGTGGTAATGCCAAGTTGCGTTATCACCTGGATTTTCTTGATTATTAGACGCGTCATAATTAACTTGATAAGCATAAGAATCAAAATTTAAACCGCCATAATTAGCGTAAGCAGCATCTTTTAAATAATAAACTTTAGGATCTTGTAAACCTTGTCTAAAGCCAAGCATTTTAACACCGCCGTCATTAGTTCCTCTCCACGCGTCATTAGTTATCCAAGGTGCAGAAGAACTTATGGTTGGTAATAAATTAAGACCTACTACGGTTGAAACGTTTCCATACTCATCACTATTATTATATGTTTGTGTTGGGTTTTGTATTTTTGTAATTGTTATTTTTTGCACGTCAATATGTACATTAGAAAAAACTATATCAAAATATGGAAGTATACCAGCGTTGTTTTCACATACAGTACTATTAGCATGTAGCTGAAATATCGCTCTATAACTACCTTGATTATGCCAACTACCATAAGTTCTTGTATCAATGTTGTTTCTATCTACACCGTCAGCTAAAGCCCAAACACCACCTGCTTCAGTAGAACCTTTTATATTTGGCTTATAAGTTTCTAGCTGTATAGACATTTCTGGAGTGAAAGTGCTTAAGTATGTAATACCGGTATTTAATATTCTACCTACATGACCAACTGGATATTGTTCTATAATAGTACCACCGGTACCCCAATCTAAAGTATTTAAATAATTGCCTGAAACATTACCGTTGTTTAAATTGTTATTACAAACGCCTTTAACATATATTTTACCTGTAGCAGCTTGGCTCCAAGTTCCGTTAACTACCGGATCTAAACCATCTTCGTCTTCCCAAACATCCACGCAGTACCAAGCACCTTTTTCTAGCGATGTTTGAGCGCCAGTGTTATCTACAGGCGCAAATCTAAGCGTAACATCATCGTTTATAGCATTAATATTAACTGTTTCGTCTATACCTATTTGATGTATAAAATCATCTCCTTGGTTAAAATAAACATCATCAGTATCATCATCAATATTATCATAAGAAGCAATTTCAACATTAAAAACATGATTAGGATCTGCTGCTGGAGAATAAATGTAGTTTGGAAGCGAATAAGTGTTTCTATAACTAGTAACCCCGTTGTCAGCACCTTCATACCATTTAAGTCCACCAGGCGTAACAGTGTATACTCCAGTTGATATATCTAGAACTGTTTGATCTTCTACACGTTCTGTAGGAGGATTTGAAAGACCATAATAGCCTTCAGATTCTGTCATAGTTAAATAACTTGTAAGCGACGTAGTAGGGCTTTGCCAATAAGCAGGTAATTCAGGTATAATAACCTCTGTCCAAGTATCCACGTCGTTTTCTGGGAAACCCGGTACGTCAAGTTGAGCAACAACAGCAGGTGTACCTACGTTTTCTAATCTATACTGTTTTTTTAATTCAAGCTGAGTTACAATCATAGAACCTATACGGTGTCGAGGGTCTGTTACCTCAACTTCTCCTTGACCAGAACCTAAATTAACAGTATACCTAGGATGTATCGTAATCTGTAAATCTTGTACGGCTATAGCACTCACTTCATCACCATTAGGGTGTTTAAATTTAAACGCTCTAGTATAATACGCAAAACCATAGTAATTTTCACCTGAAATTTCTGTCGGGGTAGTTAATGTTGGTCCATCTGAGTAGGTTAAACTTGGAAAAGGATTAAAATCAAAATGGCTTGTAGAATCTGTAGTCTGCATATCGGTAGCTGACATAAGTATATCAGAACTAATAACGCTTGAACCGTCAGCAGCAGGTGTACCGTCATGTAATTTTATTATAAAACCTTTTTGAACACCAGAACCCGGTCTATTTGGATCTGGCACCTGAAAAGCTCCTGTGTTAATCGATGGACCGTGTACGGCGTCTTCAGGCCCTTGGGCATTTCCACCATAACCTGGCTGTAGTGTACCCCACTTTGGCACAAGCCATTCTATTTTTAAATAAACAACTTCACCATTAAACACGGTGGTTGGTTTCATAGGCGCATTATTAAGACCAATATTAAATAAACCTGTTGCACCCGAGGTTAATAAGTCAGCGGTATAATCTAAAATATAAGTACCAGTAAAAAAGTTATTTGATATAGTTGTTAAATCGTTTGGAAAATCTTTTGGAAAAGTAATATAATCGTCGTGAGATAAATAATCAGTAGGTGACAAAGCTATGTTTTGATTATAAGGTGGATAGCTGTAAAAAACTATGCCGGGGGTCGCTCCATACTCTTCAGCATCATCAATACCACCACCACCAGAAGGTGACACACCTAAACCAGCCATGCTTGATTGGCCAACGTGAAAAATATTTCTATTAAAAAGCGTTGTAGCTTGAGCTGCATCTATACCATTATTTGGTACTCCAGAACCACTTGGCGTGTCTATAATATCAAAACCATTAAATGTTCTACTGTGCTTATGTGGAGGATTGCCAGTAACGTTGTTAAAACCGTTAGTACCACCACCATGAACAGCCATATACCTATTAGTGTTGTTATTCCAACCACCAGTTGTAAATTTAGTATAACTTTCAGAACTAGAGGGGCTATAAACGGTACCTGCTACTACAGGCGCTTGAAAAGTGTATTGGCCAATAAAAGGATATTCCCTTATAACTACATGCGATAGTAAATTAGGATTCATGTAGTTTGAAACAAATTGGTCAGAAGAGTTAACCCAAGGTTGGTAACCATCGCCTGGTAAATTAAACCTCATAGTAGATTCATCAAAAATAGTTCCTGTAGGATTACTAGAATAATTAACATCAGGAACAATAGTTTCTAATAGTGTAGTGCCTTGTGATATATCAGCGTTTGTTATTAAGTTTGTAGCTATAGCGTCTTTTAAAGTTACATTATAATTTCTTTTATATGCATCGTAGCTACCTATAATATTGTCGGCATATCTTAAGTTATCTCTAAACCAATCGTGCATACCAGCCTCTGATATAGGAGTTAATCCATCTTTTGATAACCTTAATATAGCGCCTCTTTGTCTATCAGCAAAATAAGCTCTATAAGATTCTTTAGCAAAAGATTCTGGGTTTTGCGATATACCATAATCACCCACAAAAGGAATAGTTTGACCTAGCACATTTATATTAGCTGTTAACTGCGGGTTACCATCAGCATTAAACACAGCGTCTTTATTAGCTAATATTTTTACAACTCTATCTTCACAAAATGTTATTAAGTCTGTTTGTCTACTAAACAGTTTTTGAATACTACCATAAGTAGGATTTATATCTTTTGTTATTTTTTCAGCCATTACAAACTGATTTAACTCGTTTAAACTAGAGTTAGAGTTATATAAACCTGAAAATATTAAACCGTGTTTTCTGTGATCTCTTTCGTAAGGCTCTTCTGTAGTTGTAGACGCTCTAGCTCCATTTGTAATCCTCATTTCATTAAAGTCATCTCTAATTCTATCAGACTCTACTCCATCACCAAATGAAAAACAATTATACCAACTTAAACCAGCCTCCATATTTTGAGTTGATTCTAATATGCTAAAAGAGTTTATTACATTGCTAGTACTACCACCATAATCTATATTTTCCTCCGGCGAGTTTATTTGAGCAGTTGTATAACTACCATCAACCCTATAAAATCTTATATATTTATTAGTATAATCTATTTCATTACCTTGATTATCAAATCTATTAAAACCAGCGTCTCCAACTCTATTAGTAAAAAATACTTGTAACGGGTTGGTGTCACTCCAGTTATTTAATATTATGTCTTCAGTAATATAACTAATACTAGTTCTAGCTAAACCAAATAATGTTCCATCAGCATTTACTATTTCAACTTTACAACCTATGGGTGCAAATATTTCATTATTATCTGCGTTTATTCTACTAGGAACAGCTCCAGAAGCTTCGTAATAAACATCTAAACCAGAGTCGCTTTTTGGTTCTGTTTCAAATATAGTTGGTATTGAAGAAATTTCGCCTAAAAGATTATACGAACCTGAAGTTACAATTTGTATTTCTGAAGCAATATTAGCTGTTAAACCGTTTGCCGCATCGCAAGGATTAAAACTAGGAGATACAGCTGCATCTGTGGGGTCCTTATCAAGTTCTAATATAAACACTAATCTTCTATTACTCGCTTTACCAAACTGCTGTATACGCGTTTTCAGGTGACCCGCTTTCAAAGCTTCATCGGCTGTCCCTATGTGTTTTGCCCAATTAATAGCGTTTTTTTCAACACTAAAAATATTTATAAAATTTGTTGCTTGAGCGTTGTTTGTTCCCCAATCATATTTTTTTCTCCAAGAAGTATGGTTATATAAACGTTTTACAGTGCAAGCGTTGACAGTATAAACAATACCTTGTGGGTCAGCACTAAATCTAAATTGAGTACCAGGAACTTTTAACATGTCTGCAAAACGAGCATTGGCTTGTGATTCAGTTGTACTAGGAAAATCTATATCCCATTGTTTTTCGTGTAGCTCTTGATATGCTAAGTCGTAACCTTGACCTACACCAGGACCTGGCGCAATTGGCTCTGTATAAAAATCGCTATCAGCTCTATCATCACCAGAACTCTGAACGTAATTACCTTCCATTTCTACAACAAAATTATCTGAACCTTGTGTTAGGTCTACGTCGTTTAATAAAGTGTTATTACCAAGATAAGAATCAGGCACAAAAACACCACCACCCCAAATACCTTGTAATTTTTTAGCTAAACTATTATAACCAGTGGCTTTAACACCTGTTAAATCTAAAGGATCTGGAACTAAATCTTTACCTGGACCTAAAAATGATAAATGCATAAAAACCTTATTACCGGTTGTACCATATACGTCGCTAGGGAAACTATTGCTAGTAGTAATATCACCTTCTTGCCTCCATCTTCTACGACCTATTGCAGGGTCACTACTTGTGTGTACGTCGTCTGTTACAACAATACCCTCCATACAGTTTGGAGTACCACCAATACTATAAGTATTACCGTGCGGGGTTGACCAAAAAGAATCAATAGCGCCTGGAGTTACAGAAAACATAGGTGACCAGTTTGTGCTTTGTAAAAGCGCTACATCAATAGGGTCTTGAGGTATAGCTAACCAACCGTTGATATTTGGTTGTTGATCTCCAACCAATGTATTTTCATAATGCCAACCAAGACTAGAATCTTTAGCGTAAGGTTTCCATCTTGAAGTTGCTTTTTCTCTAGTTAAATAATAAGGTGAAAAAGTATCTTCGCCATCATTACCATCAAACTCGTTGCTATATCGTTCTTCGTAATCGTCCCAAGCACCATCATGACTATTTATATTTAATCCACTAGTCCAAACTCTAACTATATGCTCCCAACGAGTATTGTTTCCTTGCCAAACAGTTTGACTATTATCGTCTAACTGAGCACTAAGTACTCTAGGCCAATAGTTTTTCTTTAAATTATCTTCCCAATATAATGGATCTTCAACAGCGTAATAATCAGAGCTATTACTTAATATTTTTGTAGGTGGCATTTTTTGATCTGCGTCTATAGTATTACTCCATGTTATTTGGCCATAAGTCCATCTAGCGCCAGCAAGAACTTCTCCAGAGTTTTTAGCATAAGAATTACTAGGGTCATTTTGACCTGCACGGAAAAGCAAATTATCAATAAAAAATCTATTGCCATTAAGTGTAGCGTGGTCCAAAAGATAACCCCAATGAACATAATTATTTACAGAATTAGTAGTATTTGCAATTTCAATTGCAAGATTATCGCTTCCTGAAGCTGGTAAAGTGTGTGTGAGGGTAGTATCTTGTAACTTAGAATTAGTTGTTAAAGGATCGTCAGCAAACCAGTAACTACTTGCTTGTTCTTCTACAGTATAAGTTACTAAAGACTCGGTACCAGGTTGTTGTTGTAGTTCATCAGACTTAGAATCACTTACTATTTTAACAAAAAATCTACCAGAAAACTGGTCCATGTCTTTTAAATCTTTTCTTTCTATAGTAACGGTAAGGTTAAAATTTAATCTTGGATGCGAGCCGGTATCTGTAGCGTGTTTAGCTATATCGGCATCAGTAGCGTTAACTTGAGTTTCTAGTTTAATTACATAAAGAGCGTCTGACATGTTCGGTAAGCCAAAAGCAGAAGAATCAGATTCTACCATTATACTAGCTATTCTATATCTTCTAGATTTATAAACATTATTGTTTTCTGTTTTAAACCAAGAAATATATAAGTCTTTTATCTCATTATGCCTTGTGTCAGTTGATATCAAAGAAGCGCCGCCGTTATCAAGATCTTCAAAATTTTGTTTATCTAAAACTATAGTATCACAACCTGTTATATCAAACCTTAAAGGTTTTTGTGAATTGGCTGATTTGTAAGCTGTATATAAACCTTTTGGAACTAAACTAGCATCGTATGTTAAACTAGTACCAATAGGGTTACCATCTAATACCCCATCATAACTACCTGTAGTTTCGTTGTCGTGTTGTCCTAATATTTTATATTTAAATTTTATAGCGTCAGGAGCCTCGTTAACTATACCTAATATTTTAAATCTATTTTCTGTACTAAATTGAGTAGCAGAGTCTAGTTTTTTCTTTATTATTAAGTAATCTTCTTCGTTTATTTTGTTTCTATCAGACGAATTAAAAGATATCCATAAGTGTTCTCTTTCTTCTTTATCAACGTCTTCTGTAGGCGTATAAGCCTTATCCATTACTAAATTATAATATTCGCTAGAAGTTTGTTTTATATAGAACTTATAATAATCAGCCCAAGTTGGTATATTTGAAGATACATAAGCTTTTAGTTGGTGAGATTGACTAGCTGATTTTACACTACCAGATTCCCAAGGTATTTTAACAGCAGATTCTGTTGAAGAAAATACAGGTGTTTCTCTACCATATTTATCACCAAAAACTATACCTAACTGATAGTTTCTTTGTGACTTTATTGATTTTAATACGTTAGCTGGAAAAGTATAGAACTCTTGACTTAAGCTTGGTATATAATTTAATCTATTACCGTAATCAACATATATTTCTGGCTTATCACTTATATCGTAGTTTTGAATATAGTTTCCGTAAACTAATCTACTACCCGTTATTTCTTGAGCTAAAGCACTTCTAGGTACATTGTCATAAATTCTTAATAATTGATTTTCTGGAACAGCCGCATAAATGTTTTCTGAAGTTACTGAATATTTACCACTGTATTTTGAATAATTAGAAGTAGTGGGTTCACCTTGTCTGTAACCATAATCATTCCAATAATTAGAGTCTTTTTTTATACTAGTTATAGAGTATACAACAGGTGAGTTTTCTTGTTTATATAAAATATCAACTTGAACAACGTCTTTAGGTGTGTCAGGAGCTACAAAGTCATACACGTTTAAAGACTCTATACTATTAAGCATAGTTAAATTGTAAGGTTCTTTTGAAGTAAAATAGTTAGATTGATTTATGCCTGTAGGATATAAAGGCTGAAAGATAACGTCTGTAAACGGACCAAAAGCAGAATACTCTCCGTCTTCGTATTTATATCTATATGAAAGTCTAGATAAAGTTTTTTCAAATAAACTAGGTTTTGTTATAGCGCTACTTGTTATTATTTCTACGTTTAACTTAGAAGTAGGTTTCTTTTTTATTACAGTAATGTGTTCTTTTTGTATGTCAACGTTACCATTAGCATCTTGAACAATAGCGTCATCAACTACAAGTTTAGTGTGAGTTGTGTCGTTTATAGTACCTAGTTTGCTTCTTGTTATATTGATTTTTTTAGGTTCGTTAAAACCATCTGTCCAGAATAAAAAGTCATCAACTATATTTATACCAGTAATAATTCTATCGCCAAACTCTAATACGTTATGATAATCAATAAAAACAGGTATTGGATTTTGACCTTCTGTGTACTCATATATAGCGTTAATATTTGATCGAACGAACCAATATAGTTTATTATTCTTTTCATCTGCAATAGATCCAACACAATCACCAGTTATGCCTCCACGAAGCTCATTACCTAATACATTTTGAACAGTCCCAACGTTTGCTCCTTCAGAAGTAGCAACTTGAATGTTCATTGCATCTCTATACTGTCCGTTTGGTAATAATCTTTCGTCAAGGTCTTTATTCATTTTACCTTGAACAAAAGTGTTCTTAATCTCTGGCATATATTAATGTTTTATCAACTTAGATTTGCCTCTAAGTATTTGAGTTAATTCTTCTAATTTAATATTTGATAATCTTAATTTTGCTTTTCTTACAGCGGCAAATTTATCTTTTTTATAATATTGTAGTTGACCTCTACCTACGTTAGCCCTACCACTCATCAAGTCACATAGAATATGTTTATACATAGCGTCTTCTGCTAGTTTGTGCACTTTCATTTCTGCTTCAGTGCCTAAGCTGTCGCTTATATAATCTAATATTACAGTTTTTCCTGAAACGTTAGATGAAAAATGTATTTTTCCTAATACGTCATCTATATAAAACGTACCATTTGTTTGAGCAAGTCTAGGTTCTAATCCATATCTTTCTCCTTCATTTGGCCAATATACATTGTTTTCAAAATCTTGATAATCGTTAATATTATTTTCTACTGGCTTTTCTGATTTAAAATTGCTCCAAGTTGTTGATGTAGTAGTAGCATTTGATAAATAAGACATTGACTCTTCACTTGTAAGTATAATGTCATCTATTTTGTTAGTCGTTGAAGTAGCTTCAAAAGTAGAAGAGTCTGTACTACCATCTGTTGAAAACTTACCAATGGAGTTTATAACAATCCAAATTTTATCTACCTGACTAACATCTATACCATTTTCACCAGTAAAGCTTTTAGTTGAAGCTTGTCCGTCTTCCCACTCTAAATACGCATCAACACTGTCTAAAGTTTGCAACCAAGGTGTAAGACTCATTTCTGGAGAAGTAGCTTTACTATTTTCATAAGGTATAACAAAAGGTGCCTCTGTTGGATCAACAGGAGCGTTTACTATGTTAGGCTTATTATAAAAAGATGGAGGGTTGTAATCATTTGGATTAGTAGCTGTTACTCCAATTCTTATTCTACCACCTAAAACGTTAGTTGCAGAGCCTTGAGACGTACCAGTAGCAGAAATATTTAAAGTACCAACACCAGTAACATCTATTCCTTGCCAACAAGCGTATATTTTACTTAAATTACTTCCATACCCTTCATGCACGTGTTGTTTAAAAGTTAAAACACCATTTTCAATAGTTATTGTGTCGTCAGTAGTTGGAGTGCTAATATCAGAATCATAATTATAACTAGCTGGGCTATGATGAAACCAAGGTGCAACTAAATCTTCACTAAAATCCATATTTATACCTAAACTAAACGAAGAAGGAAATATATAATTACCTATATCATCTTGAGAAACCATAAAAGGATTTGAAGTGTCTTTTGTAGGGTATAAAGGATGTTTTATACCAGAGCTATCGCTCCAACTAATTTTAGTATAGTTTACGTAATCGTGTGGTAGTATCATTTGTAAAGTAGGAGGTAATACTATTTCTTGAGCTTTTACAGATTTAAAAGTATCAAAGCTTAATTCAGCTAAAGCTCTTTGCGCGTGAAAAGCCACATCTATTCTACTAGCTTTTGATATTATTTTACCTTCACCTACATATACAACCATAAATTGATTTATTATATCGTTTAAAGAAACAAATTGATAATTTCCATAATTGTCACTTTGGTAATATTGTTGATGAGTACTGTCTAATAACGCCATTTATTTATTGTTTTTCTTGTTGTATTTTACTTATTTCTTTTTGAGTAGCGGCTTGTGCTAAAGTATAATCTTTTATACCAACACCCGCTAGTTGTAATACTTTTGTAACTAATTTAGTTTCTTCAGAAACATGTAGCTCAAAGTCTTGATGATCTGTAGCACTATTATTATATAATGCCTTTTCACCTATAACAATATAAGTCCAGTTAACTTTTTTAGGTTTACTTATGTAAGAAAGCTCAAAAGATCCACTAAGAGGTGTTTTTGGAAAAAAGTACAATTGGTTATTTTCAACGTAATATACAGGTCTACTTTGCGTTGCTTTTGTAAGTGGTGAGCTTTGTGTTTTTATTAAATCAGTTTTATTTATTTCTTCAACAAATATTGATTTATCAAAAGGGGTTTGTGCAAAAGCATTAAAGTTGTCTTGTAAAACATAAACATCACCCAGCCTGTAAAAGTTGCTTAAATTTGTTAAAAGCAAACCATCAACAGCTTGAGAAGAATGTTTAAAAGGATATATTTTTTCTTCTATTAAACCAACCATATCATGGTACTCACTATCGTTACCTGGTATTCTTTTAAATTGATTTAAATCATAAAAATATTGTTCAAAAATTTCCATTTGTGCTTGATTAGCGTACAAATTAAATTCTTGAGGAGTTATATAGCCTCTTTGCTCTTTGTTAGCTAACGCTAAAACTCTTTGATATACTGTATCTACACTTACCATATTTTTTTTAATTTTAATAAAGTAACCACCCCCGAAGAGTGGTTACTCTACTAAGGTTGTTACGAATTTAATCGTTTTTCTATATTTGCATATATTTCCATACCTTCATCAGTTTTAAACCAATGCGCTAAAGCAGTGTATGGATGCTCGTCAAAAGGAACTGTCATTACAGGCCTGTTATTAGATCCCCATAAAAAGTTTCTTTGATCTGAACTTAATTTAATAATACCAAGCTCTGTAGCTTTAATACCAAAATTCCTAAGAGTAACATTGTCATCAGCGGCTAACTCTAAGAATAAAGAAGGATTATTACGAGCAAATACTAGTAAATCTCTTTTAAGTTCCTTAGAACTCATCTTAGATACTTCAGAGCCTTTTTCAACACGCATAATAGCTTCTGCTAAATCAATATCTATTTGTCTAGCCATTAATATCGCGTCTGCTTCTAACTCTAAAAGCTCTATTTGTTCAGCGGCTTCTTTAGCTGGCTTATATTCTGAAAATAATTTATCTCTATGTGGGTGATATAAAGATAATAGTTTTTGCAAAACTGTTTTTTCTTTTGGAACAAACAAGCTTCCACTTCTGAATATTATGTGAGCTAATCTTTGGTCACCTTTCATTTCATCAACAAAAGGTGTTGTTTGATTTTCACAGTATTTTAGTTCTCTTTCATAACCTTTTTCATTATCAAAATAATAGATGTTAGAACTTCTTATCATGTAAGACAACGGTCTTTGATTTTTTGTTAAGTTATAAACTCTATCTTTTATTTCCCACTTAGGTTTTTTAGGTTCAACTTTTTTAGGTTTTGGTGTTTCAACAACTGGTGTTTCAACAACAGGTACTTTGACCTCTTTTTTTGTTTCTTGTTTTTTTGCCATAATATAATATATAATAAAATTAATAAAAATAAAAGGCCGAGGCCGAAGCCCCGGTCTTTTAAAAAGTGTTTACTTCATTAACATAAAGTTGTTTGCACCTTGAGTAATCAAACATCTTTCTGATAAAAAGTGTAACGACATTGCGTCTAAAGCAGATGTAGCAGCACCAACAGAACCAGTAACCCAAGTTTTCATTCTTCGGTCATCAGTTTGTGAAGCTCTATATCTAACGTGTAAGAAAGGTCTCTTCATGCTTGCTCCAACAGTTTGATCATAAACTGAAGAAGTACCAGCAGGAATCATGATTCCTCTAATAGCTTCAGTAGCGTTAATATCATTAATAGCACCTCTTGTTGCTAAGTCATTTAAGTATCTAAAGTCAGACTTGTAGAAGTCATAAGAACCTCTTCTAAACCCAGAGAAACCTAAATTAAGCGCCATATCTTCAGAGTTGTTAAACACACCATAAGATGTACCACCAGCTCCATAAGAGTTCATTGAAGCTAACATATCATCAATAGCTAAACTAGTTGACCTGTTAACAAACATCATGTACTCTTCAATAGCACCTTGCTTATCAAACTCAGCAAGTATTGCATCAAACTCAGCTAAATCAGTAGCAGCGTTAACACCAGTAACACCAGAAGTAACATTACCTCTAACAGTTACAGCGTCAAATAAACCTTGCGTACCAACTTTATCACCGTTACTACCAATTAAAGCATCAGCGTTTGTAGAATCAGAACTTCCACTATCAATACCTTCTAGCATAGCCATTTCTAAATAATCGTTAAAACGAGATCTAGTATCAGCTTCAGCTTTTAAGTACCATAAGTAACCTGATTGACCATTTTCAGCAGAAACTTCGATCCAACCAATTCTTGAAGCGTCAGAACCGTTTACTTCGTAGTAGTCTTTCAAGATAATAGGCTTATTAGTAAAAGTTTGAAAACTAGGCTCATTAGACTGATGTCTATCTGTAGCAGCGTTTCCAGCTTCAACGTTGTAAGACTGACCTTTTCCATATTCATTACCATAAACTAGTATTCTACAGTCTTTATTAGCGTTAGTACCAGTACCGTGAGTAATAGTAGTTGCGCCATAAGGAGCAATAGTAATTGTATCACCGTTTACAACAGTAACAACCGCTTTAACAACCTCAACAGAGTTTGCTATAATAACAGTATCATTTACTCTAACACCATGTGCTTGACTAGGAGATCCTGAAGTTGTAGATATACCAGAAGCATGATAATAAGCTTCGTCAATATCGCCTTGAATTAATAAAGTTGTAGTAGACGCAGTCTTACCTTTATAAGATAAGTGTAATCTACCTTGTTCAGACCAAACTACTTGATCAGCAGTCATAGCCTCTTCTGCACCAACTTGAGCAAGGAAACCAGAAATTGTTCTAGGTCCGAAAACCTCAGCTTCTTTTTCCATCAAGTCTGGCACGTATTGTTGTCCCCAACCTGCGTTTGACGCAGATGAAAGATCTAGATAGTTTGAAGCAGTAGCTTGCTGTACTGTAGCAGGCACACTGTTTAAACTACTTCCATTTGTAATTGCCATTTTGTAATAATTTTAAATTGTTATTTATTGTTTTTAATTTTAAACTTAAAATCAGAAGAATTACTACCTAATACTTTTACCTTAACTCCACCAGTCTCAATAGTTCCTTGAGATTGACGTGGATCCATATTTATGTTTTTAGACTTAGCAACACTTTGTTTTAAAGCGTCTGCTTTACCTTGTTCATAAAAATGTTTAGCAACAGCATCAGCGTTCATAGCTGTAAATAAAGACTTATGATACCCTTTAGCATCTGTTAAAGCGAGGTTTTTATCGACAAACTTTGTCATAAAATTATTAGAATCGCTTTGTATTTTTTTAACGTTATCAACATCTTTTACATTAAACCTAAACTTTTTATCACCAACATTATATTCAAAACCTTTGAATTTGTTGTTAAAAAGATTATTTGTTTTTTGTTCAAATATTTTAGTGTTATTTTCTACAGTCTTTTTTGTAACTTCTGATTCTTTGTTGTATCTATTAAAAAAATCAACAGCTTTTTGTTGTTCCGGAGTCAACTTTGACCCAGCTTTGATTTCTTCATAGTATTTAGACTTTTGCCCGTCTAAGTAGGACCTAGCACTGGCAACTTGCTCTTTTAATGCTAGTTTTTTTCTTTTAATATCTCTTTCTTCGTCAACTTCTTCATCGTAAGAAAAAGAATCTTCCATAAGGAAGTTTATTTCATCTGTAGTTAAATGAGGTTTAGTTTGTTTATAATATTCATATAAAACGCTATTGTCATCTAACTTACTTATATCTTGATTTAATCTTGCGTAATCTTGTATATCACCACCAGTTTCTTCCATAAAATCCATAAGTTTTTGGATATTTTCTGGTAACGGTTTACCGGTAGCTTCAGCTTCAGCTACAGCTTCTTGTACTTCTTCAACTGTAGTTTCAACAGGCTCTTCTTCAGTAACTTCTTCTAATACTGTAGTTTCCTGTGCTTTTGCTTCCGGTTGTACTTCTTCTTGTTCTTGTGTGGTGTCGGTGTTTTCATCGCTTCCAACCACTCCTGTGTCGTCAGTGTTACTTTCTGTAACTTCTTTGTTTTCATCTTCTTTTGGTTCTACTGGTTTATCTAAGTTTACTTTAATAACGTTATCTTCTTGTTTTGGTTCTTCAACTTTAACTTTAGTAACGCTGTCTTGTGTAGTTTCTTCAACTACATTTTCTTTGTTTTCTTCCATAATATAATATAATAATAGTTAATAAATTTTTATTTAGGCTCAAAAGCCTCTAAATCAAAACCTCCACCTATAATATCATTACCTGCTGATTCAAAGTTTTTAGGTGGTTTACCTGTTTTTCTTTGATCAATAAGCTCTGATTGTTGTGAGGCTTGAATTTTTGTTCTTTCATCTTTTCTATCTTCTTTTTGTTTTTCTCTGTTTTTCATACCATCAACTTCAATACCTTTAAGTTTCATATTGTATTGAAACTCTAACTCCATTAATTCTTTTTTAGCTTCAACTTCTTGTTGCATTTTCTGCATATCTATTTGCGCTTGCACTTGTGCTAACTGAGCTTTTGATTCAGACATAGCTTGATTTTTTTGTATTTCTACTTGAGCGGCTTGTTGAGAAGCCTGAGCGTTGGCTTGAGATTGAGCTTGTATGTTTTGCATTTGTAATCTTCTATCTGCATCTTGCTTTTTCTTTCTTCTTATTTTTAAAAGTTGATTTGCTAGTTTGATATTTTTAATTTCTCTAATATCTATAGCATCCTCTAGTTCTATATTTTTTTGTTGTAAAGCCATTTGAATATTATTTTCAAGCATGGCTTTTTCTTCTTCATCTGGTTGTAATTCTATAAATATACCAAAGTCGTATAAATGTAGACTAGATATTTCTTCTAATGTAGCTACATTATGAGAGCCTATAGCGTGGATAAAAGCATCTTTAGTTGGCGAATATTCTAAAACATCAGATATTCTAAGTGACAAACATTCTGCCGCTTCAGAAGTTAAAAATAAACCGGCTTGTAAAACGTGTCTTGTAGCTGTATTTGAATTTGCTGCTGCTAGTTTTTGCACGCCTACTAAAGCGTTTTTATCTGGCATACTACCGTCTCTAGCTTCGTTTAACCCAGTAGTATCTCTTATCATTTGTAAGTAATAATTATATGTACCAATTAAAGCTTGTAACTTGTTACCACCAGATCCAGACGTAATTTCTTGAATAGGCACTTTACCAGGATTAATATCACCTTCACTTGTAAACGATCTACCAATAACACTACCTGTTTGGAAAAACATATTTAAAGCTTCTTGTGGATTATAATTTGTACCATTACCTAAATCTATTTCAGCTAAACCATCAGCGTCTAAATAAACGCCATCAGGCACCATACGTGCCATAACCTGCTGTAATTTTAAATGAGTAAGTTGTATCATATCAGCAAAACCAGTTATTCTTCTAACTAAACTTTCTATTTTACCGTTATACATACGAGGAGCTACTATAGCGTAATTCATTTTAACTTTAGTATAATCACTTTTAGGTCTAATCATATTAGCAGCCATTTCCCATCTAAGCAATTTATTAGTTCCTAATACTAAAGCACCATCATATAAAACTTCTATATTTCTTTGTAGCTTTGAAAAACCACCTTCCATGTCTTTAGGTGGATCAAACGTGTCGTCTTTAGGTATAATTTTTTCAGCGCCACTACCAGTTTCTTTAACTTTATAAACTTCGTTCATATAAGTTTTGTAATTAAAATATAAAACTTGAACTTTATTATTATCTTCTTTGTCTGAATTATATCTACTGTTGTTGTTATTTCTATAATAAGATCTATTATTTAATATTTCTTCCAAATCGCTTTCAGTCAAATAAGGAAACTGTTTTGCAAGTTCGTTTATTGGAATAGATTTAACTTCACCAACGTAATATATATCTTCAAAATAAGGTGAGTCAGTATAAGAATAAACTAAATCAGCAGGATCTACATAATTTATAGTTACACCTTCTGAAGTAGTAAAGTTAGTTTTAACACATCCAATACCTAAAACTGCTAGATCATAATAAAATCTTTTTTGTATTAAATCGTAATTATTACCTTGCATTAAAACGTTTATAGCTTGTTCTTCTGCTAATTCTACAGCTTGTTTGTAATTTAACTGCATGTGTATACCAAGTTCTTCTACATTACTTGGTAGTTCTTCTATAGTGCTTCTTCTAGTATTTACATTAAACTCTTCAGACATTATAGTATCAAACTCTTTTGTTTCCATGTCGTCTATAATATCTTGCATATACTTTGTTCTTTTATCTACTCCATTTGGTGATTGAGAAAAAGCTTTAATATCGTAAGTTCTTTGAGACATACCATTTACTAATATATCTACAAACTTAGGTATAATAGGAACGGGTGTCCAGTCTAAATTTAAATAGGACAAATCACCGTTTATAGATAATTCATCCTTATATTTTTGTATTGATTGTTCGCCTCTAGCATATAACCTTAGATTATGAAAATTATTATAATTATTCCTATATCTATTACTGTTTCTATCGTCGTTGAACCATTCGGTTTCTATAGCTTTAGCTATTTTTAAACCATACTCATAACTAAGTTTTTCAGCATCACTTACTGCTTGACTAGGAAAATAACTTTTACTAGAATATCCCATATTTATTTTATTATTTGTGAATTAGTTCCAGCGTTATTATATCTGGAAATATTTATGTTTAACTTAGGTTTTTCTATTTTAGCGTTAGGTCTGTACAAATGTCTGTTACAAGCCATAATAGCCAAACCACTACTTATAGTAGCATCGTATTTTGTTCTTTTGTTTATATCAAACTTAGCCCAATCGTTTAATAAAGAATTAAAATATAAATTACCAAAACTACCATCTTTTTGTATACCAACATGATCTTGTATATACATTTCAATTGCGGCAGCGTGGGCTTGTTTTATATCTTCGCTGGTATTAGGTATTCCACCTATTTCTTTTTCAGCTGTTGATAATTTATTCCAAACTTTGTCAGGACGATTCATGCTAAAACCTCTATAACCTCTACGCCTTAAGTAATATAATAGACGCGGTTTGTTGTTTTCTGCTAGTATTGGCATGCTATAAAATACTAAAGCCATTAGCACGTCCTCAAAAAATATTTCTGCCGTAGGTGGTCGTGATAAGTATTCTAAAAAGAAGCTGTTTGCAGGAGCGTCCTCCATGCTAAATTTAGTTAGGCCGTGTAATGCTCCTTTTGAACCTTGACCATCTACGGTTCCTGATATGTCATATGAGTCACATCCAAAAGCGCCCATATGCTCGTTACCAGGATATTTTATACCGTTTTTTATTATAACTCTGTTTTGTAATTCTTGTTTTGGTACCCAGCTTAATTTAAATCTACCTTTAGCATCTGGATAAAAAATTACTTGTGAGTCTTTAACACCATTAACCCATTGAAAATTACCAGTTGTAATCCCAAGAGTTCTTGTCATTTCTTCGTTGTAATCTATTTGTTCGTATATTTTTACTAAGTTAAATATACTATTTTTTGTTTCATCTCTAAACGCATGTTCTTCAGTTCTTGGAAATTGTCTATAAAACTCGTTTAAAGCGTCTTGATCTCCTTTTAGACCATCAGCTTCGTTTTGCCAGTGATCTATAACTCCTATATCTATTAATTCTCCATCTGAGGCAAAGACGTCTGAGTTAGGAGTATCAAAGACAGGAAGTCCGTACTCGTCAATAAATCCTTCATAGTTCCATTCCATTGGGATAAACAAAGAATATAAACCAGATTTTGTCTGACCATTTCTATTTCTTTTAGTGACATCTGATGAGCTGTATAGTTTTTTAAAATTTTCTCCACCTTTATCTAATGCGTTTGAAGTCGAGCCCATCATGCACTTGCCTATAATCCTACTACCTAATCTTAAACATGTTTTTGTAACTCGCCAATTATTTAATATATTATCTGGTCTTTCCCATTTACCACTTTCATCATGTACTAGTAAGTTTAGCTTTTCACCATCATAACTATTATCACCTGTGTTTTTCCAATCAATAGTAGTGTCTAAACCTTCTAGCTCTTCTACTTTTTCATTTGCTGTTATCTTTTTTCTTGTAAACTTACTTGCTGGCACTCTATAGGCTAACTCTGTTTTAGGCCTATCCATACCATCTTGAATAGGTTTAAAAAAGAAAGGGTAGTTTATACTAATAGGTACTACTTTATCTGTAAACATTTTTTTAGCATCACTACCTGTTTTAGAAAGTATACCATATCTAGCATCGCTAGCTAAAGTAGCTAAGTTAACTGTTTCTGCGCTAGACATAAAAGAAAAACCACTACGTCTATTTTTAAGATAACACATCCCATAACATCTTCTATCAGCTTTACAAGCTTCCCAGAATATATAAAATAATCTGTTAGCTTCTCTAAAATCAGGTGCGCCTACATCTATTTTACTCCATTGTAAGTACATATAGTGTGTACCTGTTATATAGGTTGGTTTATCTTTATTCATAAACCAAAACCCTTCATCTCTTCTTTTAAATTCTTCGTCTATATAATCATACCACCTTTCTTTCGACTCTTCAGGGTATGATCTCCAATCAAATATATTTTTTAATCTATTTAATTCTTTTGGGTATTCTATTTTTTGCCACTTGTTTTTTCCATTGGTGTGCACTTGCACTGGCAACATTGGCAAAGCAACGCGCAGACCTTGGATCTCAAGTATTTCACCAATTTGACCAGTTTTTGATATAACGATAATATCGTTTTCTTTATTATATCCATATTTCCACTTTTTAGTTTTATTAAGCCTTTTAATAGTATTTATTTTTACAGGCTTTATTGTTTTTACTAATGATTGCTTGTAATTCATTTTGATCTTCCTTCTGCAAAACCTTTAAAAACTCTTTCTTTCTTATCTTCAACGTTTTTACCTTTTAAAATATTTTCTTCTTCTTGTATTCTATTAAGTATTTCAAACGCATCAAATATAGCTAGTTTTTTAGTAGCTGCAGCATTTTTTAATCTATCAGCAGAAACGTCATCTTCTGTATTAGTAATAATCTTTTCTTTAGCAACGTTGATTAGTTCTTCAACTGCTTTGTGCCCAGCTTGGATTATAAGTTTCTTCGTTTCCTTGATATTCATATTTAATTGTAATAAATTTAGATAAAACTCTGTATAGTTTTTGGTTGTCTACTATAAACTCGTATTCACTGCTTGGTGTAAACCCAACAAGATCACCAATTTCTACTGTACCGTCAGAATATTGAATAACACCTTGTAAAGGTTTTTCTTGTTCAATATTAAACTTGTTTATAGCTTTTAATGGTTTTACAAAACAATAGCCTTTTGGACATAACCACTGATCTTTGTTTTTATATAAAAAAATTTGATCATAATTAACTATATAAGTGTTTTCATCAAAATAACTTCTACTATTTTTCTCTACACCGTATTGATTATGCCACCTTCTAAAAACATTATGATGTACAATAACAGTATCTCCAGCTTTTATATCTGTATTTCCCGCTATAGGTGTAGATATTACAGTTGCTTCTCTATTTACGTATTGATGATTAAATATTTCAGTGTTAAGTATCAACTCTGAATCACCAACTTTTTTAGTATTGTTATATCTTTCTCCTTTAGGCGTTACAATAAAATTGTGAACGCTTTTCATTAGTATTCTAAATTATACTCTACAGATACAGCCATGTTTTTATTAAAGTCTTTCCAAGGTAATACGTCTTTGTTTTTTTTTATATATATAGAATATTTATCATCTTCTTCTAATATATCACAAATAGTGTGTCCTCCATAAACCTCTTGACCAACAGCGTAATGCATAGCGTCGTTTTTATAGTCTTTACCTACACTAATCTTTCTTATTAACTTCGCCATTTTCTTTTATATAATTTATAGTACCGTCTTGAATATTAATATCAGCAGTACCGTATTCTTTTTCAAACTCTGTTTGTTTTTTAGATAAAGTATCTTGATGACCAGCTATCACGTGTAATAAATGATGTTTTTTAGTTTCCAATATACCCATATCTAATTGAGCTCTATTAATACTATCAATAACACCTTGTATTTCTTTTAGTTGTTCATCTGTAATTTTCTCAGGTTTTAAGTCAATTACTTCTTCTTTTTTTGTTTTTGCCATAATTATTTAATTTAAGTTAATTTTAATTTGTTTATTTATCCTACGTGAAAATGAAAAGCGATCGGATGTATATTGTAAAGCTCATCCCCACTAGCTAAATCACCAGCCGCACCTGCTCCATTTTGAATTTTCCAAGCAGCAAGATCTGCTGGAACCACATAATCTGTATTACTAGCCGTTGGAGACCCATCAGCTTTGAATACTATAGTATTAGCATCTGCCATACTTTCGATTTCACCTAGTATAACACCATCTTCAGCGTGAACAATATCACCTGGTGCGAAAACTAATCTTGGATCAGTTCCCTCTATATCAGCATTTACAAGTTGTGCTGCTGATAGTCCAGATACATCTACAGCTTGACTTGTTACTACACCTGTGCTAAAAGCAAAAGCACCTTTAGCTATACCAGCTACATATATTTTAGCTCTATCTGGATTAGATAATATTACTTCTTTTCCCTCAAGAGACGTTGAGGCTATCGTCATATATATTAAATCACCATCTGAATAGTCGCCCTCTGCAACTTGAGCAAAACCTATTAAATTGTTTTGCCAACCAGGCGTGTCTACCGCAGCAAATAAATCACCTAAAGTTGTAGGTGCAGTACCATCCTTATCTGAAACTGCAAAAAGTAAATCTATACCTTTAGCCGCTTGATCAGCCCCATCAGTTCCTCTTACCGTAGTTGTTATACCGTTTATTTTATTTGCTCTTTCTAAACCTTTTATTTCAGTCCAGTCAAAAAGAACGTGAGTATCAGCGGCATTACCTGCGTGTTGCGTTGCCGCTGCTATTGTTGGTTTTACTATTACTGTACGTAAATTATCCATAATTTTATTTTTTTACTTTTTCAAATGAGCGTCCGCCAAAATAAGCGCCGATCACTGTTATTAATACTAATTGAAGTAAATCAACCCATGATGATTTAACTTCAAATTTTAATGCACCAGCATCTATAAAGATTAATAGCATGGTGCATACTATTAAAAATATTAAAGTCATAGGCCTAACATTTTTACTAAGCCATGAATCTGATTTTAAATCTGCTTCCCAACGAGATGTAATGTTCTTTTCCATTTCAATCTCATAGTTAGCTATTAATTCTTTTACTTTTCTCTCTGCTTCTAGCTTTTCTTCTTTTGATGTAGTTAAATTATCTATAACTCCACCTACGTTCTTTACTAAGTCTCCAGCACCAGAAGAGAATATTTTTCCTATTATACTCATTTAATTTTATTTTTTTGCAAACTTCTCTAATCCGCTTATGCCAAAACAACCTAGCACAACAAATACAAAAGAGTCGTATACAAACTCATTAATTACTAGATCTTTACCAGTATAACCAGTGGCAAGATCCATTATCATTATTACACACATTATTGCAAATGCAATAAATCCTACTATAGATTTTTCGTTCCAGTCGTTGTTATCTTTAAATATGTTCATGTCCATTACTAATATTTGCTTCTTTTTCCCAAGGAAAATCATGGTCACCTGCAGGCTTCCATTTACCGTCTACTAATATAGAATCAACACCGTCTACGTTTTTTCTTAAAAACATATCACCGTTATATAATACATAGTCATCTGTGTATGCTAATCTACCTATTTTCATATCAGTAGAGTGTTTCATTTCGTGATTTATAACTTGTCTTTCTTCAAAACTACCTGGCTTTATTTTATCACTAACATATATACTACCGTCCATATTAGCTTCACCAAGTATTCCTTCTGCTAAAGGTTTTCTTATAACAGGTGTACCAGGTACAGATGCTTCACTACCAGCCTCTTTACCAAAACGTAGTTTAACTTTAACGTTTCCGTTAACAGCGTATGGTTTTTTTACTGTTCCTAATTTAAATCCCATTATCTATCTTTATCTTTTATCATATCATCTATAGCTTTGTTATAAACTTTATCTGTATATGATTTATTATTAAAAAATATACTACGATCAGATGTTGGTAAATCTTCTTCACCTAAAAGTATTCTGTATATTCTACTTATCATTTGAGAGCATTTAAAAGAGGTTTTAAACACAGAGTACATAATAGTAGTTCTATTACGATGTCTCCAAGTTTCTATCCAACCATCTCTTCGTAATCTCTCCCATCTTGCTTTATCCCAAGAGTACGTATAAACCCCGTTGATAAAATCGTTGCGTGTAAATCTTCCTTTACAATCTAAATAAATTAATAATTCTAAGTCTGCGTCTTTTAACCCGTAAGTTTTACAGACCCACTTTCTAGTGAGCCTGTAATACTTAAGGATATTCATTTCACGCAAATCTTGCGCGGTTAATCTCAACTATTATGAATCAAGATCAATGTCAACCGCAGTTATTGTAGCATCTAGATATACACCATCAATATCATCTGCAACTACAATTAAACCATCATTGTACTGAGGTCCAGTAGCATTTACAGCTCTAGCTAAAGCTTTCATAATTAAAATTTCACCTCCTGCTCCGTGAGTAAGTGTAATTTTATCTCTTTTGTCTTCAGTTGCGTTTGCGCCTAAAGTGTTTGCGAAGTTTATTATAGTAGCTGTGTTTGAAGCACAAGTAACACCTATTAAACTATGCACAGGGTACATTGCCACGTCATTATCGCCGTCGTTAAAATAAAGAAACTTTTCCATTTTTTAATTTTTTTTAGTTAATAATTTGTTTTTGTTTTTAAGTTTAAGGTTTCTGGATTCTGGTTTAGGCTTAATATATATATATCACATATAAAAGTGATATAATAAGTTTTAGTTAGCGTAAGCAGAGCTAACACTTATAGTTCCACACG